TACGATAAAAGGATTTACCCCGAGTTGTTCGCTGTGATAGGCAACACATTCAACTCGGGAGGTGAAACGGCAGGGTTCTTTAGGACGCCCAATTTAGTCGCAAACCCTTATACAAAACCAGGACCGATAAGCACCGTTGTCCCAGGAACCGTTCAGTTTGTAGAGGAAGTCCTACTTACTACGAATGACCTACCCACTCTAGCACTCGGGGACTTTAACGCTACTATCAACTTCAATCCTGCAACTACACCGTCATTATACCAGCACGACAACGGCAACAACGTTCAGGGAGATGATGGTTCTGGGTCATCGTTCACCAAGGCAAACTCATCGACACGAACCACATTCTCAGTAGCAATAACAGGAGGAACAGACCCATCATATACCCCGCCTGCCCCTGTGGAACCCTGTCTTGCCACCGTAGACCTCGGTGATGTGATACCGATTGGTTGGCAGTTTATCCACATCATCAAGGCGGTACAGGTCAGTATTGCCCCTCAGATACTAGCACCTGCTGTCGTCCCCCAGTTCCCCGCTCCCCAGTATTTATACGAGAATATGGCGTGGTTAAATGGATTTACTGATTTTAATTTTTAAAAATATGTATCTATAATATAAATGTCCATTTCCAATCAAACAGGAGCATCAGGATTTCCAGTTCCAATAGGCACTATCGTCGCATTCGCAGGACAAGTCGTACCACCGAAATACCTTCTCTGCAATGGTGGTGCTTTCAGCGGAGCAACATACCCTATTTTAGCATCTTTGTTGGGAGGCACCAACACACCCAATTTAGTCGGAGGAATTATAGCAGGAGGCACGACACGGTCGGTAATCCCCGCAAGACAATACGGACCCGCAAGTGCTCTCTTTGATATAGATGTTGCCAATATGCCCGCCTTCACCACCACCCGTCAATCGTTTAGTGCGTCTGGTAATCTCAACGGTACAGGTCAGACCAATTCAAGTACCCAGAAGGGAACCACATCTGGGTCGGGTAATAATGCGGTGTATTCGGGCGGTCAAGATATGCAGACCAACGTAGGCGTGACGGGCACGGTTGTCGCAAGTCTTATTGCCCACGCAGGTGACCCTGTAGAAGCAATTAATATAAATATCACTGATCTTTCCCCCGCTACGATAGCAATTCAGTATATAGTCAGGGCGAGTTATTAAAAAAATATATACATCTATTATAAATGTCGGCATCTAATCAAACAACGAATGACCCCGATTACGGACTACCAGTTGGAGCAGTACTAGCGTATGCCTCTGGAATAGCGATACCGCCCAGTTTTTTACTCTGCGATGGTTCAAGTATTCAACGAGCAGACTATCCCTACTTATTTGAGAGCATCGGCACCATTTACGGGAGTATCGATGCCCAGTCCTTCAATCTCCCTGACTTAACCAATAATTACATTATAGGCACTGCTGTAAATGCAGGTGTAGTATCCCCGTCGGTTATAGATGGTACGCTCCAATTCGGGGCATTAACAACCGCAAATCTGCCTCCTACACCGATACCTCTGACGGGTGGTGCCTACACGTTTAGCGGGACAATCAGTGAGGAAGTGTACGAGAGCAACCCAGACGGAACATCAATTTCAAATACTTTTGCTGCGACAACATTCGTCAATCGTGACGAGACTTCAACATTTAGCGGTGGAACAGTCACACTTAACAGTTATACGATATCGTCGATAAATCCCAACGCCCCCATCAACGTGCCTATCACCGCCAATGACTTTGACCTCAAAGGATACACGATGCCATACATCATTAAGGCATCTCCTGCTTTTGTTGCTGTTGCTTAACCATTATATTCTTCTATAACAAAGTGCGAAGTGCGAAGTGCGATTTAGTTTAGAGAGTCCGCCCGTGAGAAACTTTTTTTTTCACGAGAAAAAATCAAAATCCATTGGAACACTCTTCCAGATAAAACGCACTTCGCACTTCGCACCGAATATAAAAATCAGACAATATATTTATATAGGCATTATATAAATATGTCGCAGTTCAACGTTGTTAAGAACGATTCCAATCCAGACCAGATTTATTACGATGTCACGGTGACCAACTTTCAGAGCACCACGACGAACCCTCCAGTCTTCTACTATAATGAACAGCGAACAATGCCGTTCGTGAGTGTGCCTGAGGATTATTACTTATCTATTCTGCGATTTACTGTGGACACAGGAACACTACCTGTCTTCATCCCATCCATCCAACCAAACCAGGGCAACCGCAATCTAACTATTTATTCGGTCACTCTTTCGTATGTCTATTTAGGGACAACCTACGTCGCTCAAGAGTTCCTCAACTGGGTGCCCCAAGACCTATCTGCACCGCAACCAGTCCCACCGAATCAGTCTTTAACAGGGACGCAAGTCAACGACACGGGATACTATAACTGCTACTCTTACACCTACTTTTTAGCAATAGTGGGCAAGGCGTTCGAGGATGCTTTCGCCAGTTTATCAGCACAGGTCGTCACAGCAGGAGGAGTCTTACCATCTGCCGAACCGCCCTATATTGACTGGGACACCACGTCGTCATCGGGCACCCTGTTCGCAGACGCAGAGGGATACGATACCAACCCTAACTCAGGATACACCCCCATCCTGATTTATATGAATGCCCCTCTATTCTCATTGTTCGAATCCTTCCCCGCCAGATATTTAGGATATGAACTGACCCCTCTTAACGTCCAAGGTCGCAACTTCCAATTGCTCCCATTTAACAAGGGAAGCACCAATCTGCAGGTCATCACCCCCGTCAACGGCGACCCAGTATGGACGGCAATTTGCCTTTATCAAGAATGTAGCACGACCGCATCCTGGACGCCCATCCAGTCGCTGGTTTTTATCTCCAATACCCTACCCATCAATCCCAATCAAGTCAGTACGCCCCTTATTTTTAATAACGGTGCCCAACTGTCTTTAGGAGGCAACAATAGTGCCATCTCTAACATTATCACGGATTTAGTATCCGATACAGGTGCCTATCGCCCCAACCTCGTATATTTGCCGTCCGCCCAGTATCGGTATATTACGATGTTCGGAAATCGCCCTCTGTTTAATATTGATTTAGAAATATATTACCGACTCCGAACAGGGCAACTCATCCCATTTAGACTTCAAAGTGGCGGAACGGTCACTATCAAGATTGCCTTTATTAAGAAGGATACCTGCGGGAAGACCCAGTTTCCAAAGTCCCTTTAATTAGCAGAAGTTTTATAAAATAAAGTATTATCCTATTTTATAAAATGTCCGACTTCAAAACTGTACTAGTCAAAGATTCCGTCATCGGCGATATTACCTCCGACATCGACTTTGCCGTCAAGTCAGGAGCGTCCCAGTGTACCTATCAGCGTTTCCCTTCCACTTCGTCTTCCAACTCTGCCCTTATTTTTAACGTGCAGGTTCCCTCCGAGAACGTCGTTATAGGAAGAGATGTCCTCGTCAATACGGGTCTGACCTTTACTGTAAATTGTACTGGTGTCCCCGCTGGCGATGCCCCTTTCTCCATCGGAACTGGTTTCTCACTTCAGGCGTTTCCTTTCAATGAACTCTTATCCACCGCTACCGTCCAGATTAACAATACCACATGCTCAATCAATATGAAAGATGTATTGCCGTCTATAATGAGAATGAACGACAGCAGAGAATTATACAGATGGAACTCCACCACCCCATCGTTGCCCGATCAGGCATATGGTGTGTATAATGGTGGGTTTGATGCCAACAACAATCCTTTAGCAGGATACACGAACGCTTCTTACGATGTCGACCAAGTACCTCGTGGTGCTTTCCCTCTGCAAGTCGTAAGATGGTACGTCAACGGTGTCTTACAAGTCAATAGTGCTACTGTTGATAAACAGACCCCAGTCGGAACTGCTACCCCTGGTGACATCATCTCCGTCGTCCTCACGACTGTGGTGTCCGAACCCCTCTTTTTGTCGCCTTTCATCTACGGCAACCCCGAGTATAACCAACAGGGATTTTTAGGCATTAACAATATGGCGTTCACTTTGAACGTTGATGCTACCGCCAGTCGCCTCTGTTCCGCAATGACCACAAGTACCGCATACACCAACTACATCCGAACAGGTGTTAATCAGCAAATCACACTGGGTGACCCCCTTGCTGGCGATGGGTTATTCACCGCTATTTTCCCACCCCTCCTCCCTGGTGTCCCTGGTACCCCAGGAACGGTTGTAAATCCTCTAGCGTCATTTAGCACATCTGCTCCTGCTCTCCTTTTCAAGTTCCTCAGCACTCAACCATCTGACTTGATACAAACCAAAAACATCGTGCCCTACATGGACTTCCCTAGGTACCTTACGGCAAGTGCAAATAATCCGACAATTGCTTCGGGAGCAAAGGGAACCCTTACCACAAGCAATCTCCAGATTAATCAGATCCCAGATTTGTTGATTATCAACGTCCGCAAACCGATGTCTGCCCAGACCATCTTCGACCCTGCTGGTTTCCTCACCATATACGGAATCAGTATCAATCTTAACAATCAGTCTGGTCTTTTGTCGTCTGCTTCTGCCTACGATTTGTGGAAGATGTCCGTCAGAAACGGCAGTACCCAATCCTGGGCGGAGTTTAGTGGTCTT